ATCGGAAGCTGATCATAGACGCGAAGTTCACTTCGTCCTCCGCGCACCCAGACTCGTTTGGCCGCAATCAGTTGGTGCGGATGGGGTACTACACCGCTGCTGCGTTCTACAAGCGCGGGGTGAATGTGCTGTGCGGGGAAACGCCGGAATTCGTCTATCTGGTGGTGGAGACTGACCCGCCCTATCTGTGCTCCGTAGTGGGCTTAGATCCGGTCGCGATCGACATCGGTGGCGAGAAGATCGATCAGGCGTTGAAGGAATGGCGCCGCTGTGTGGTGAGCAATATCTGGGCGTCCTATCCCAATCGGGTGGCGTTCCCAGAGTTCCCCACCTATGAGATGAATTACTGGGCGGAGCGACTCGGCGGCGAACCGGGAGTTCCCTATGACGTTTCGAAGCTATTCAGGAGAGAGAGCTAAATGACTTTCACATTTCGACCTGCATCGCGGGAGAATGTCGGGCTGATCGTTGGCCTAGCGGGCGCGAGCGGAAGCGGCAAGACCTACACGGCGCTCCGTCTCGCGACCGGCATGGCAGCAGGAAAGCGCTTTGCCGTGATCGACACCGAGGCAGGGCGCTCGAAACACTACGCCGACCGATTCCAATTTGACCATGGTGACCTCACGCCGCCGTTTACTCCTGATCGCTATTCGGAAGCCATCAAAGCCGCGGACGACGCGGGTTATCCGGTCATCGTGGTGGATTCGTTCTCTCACGAGTGGGCGGGCGAGGGTGGGTGCCTCGATTGGCAGGAGCAGGAATTCGAGCGCATGGGGCGCAACGATAGGGCACTGATGGCGTCGTGGATAAAACCAAAGATGGCGCACAAAATGATGGTGCAGAAGCTCCTACAATGCCGCGCGCATCTGATTCTCTGCCTGCGGGCCGAGGAAAAGATCGAGATGGTGCGCAACGACAAGGGCAAGATGGAGGTGGTGCCGAAGAAGGGACGCGCCGGCTTCGTGGGCTGGTTGCCGATCTGCGAGAAGAGCTTGCCCTTTGAGCTGACGACGTCGATCCTGCTGCTGCCGGACGCCCCCGGATGCCCGCAGAAGCTCAAGATCGAAGACCAGCACCTCTCGTACTTTCCGCCGGAGCGGCCGGTGACCGAGGAGGCAGGTGCCGCGCTTGCGGCATGGGCACGGGGAGAGGATGTGGGTCAGGGTACGGGCATAACCGAGGCACACTATCAAGTGACTACCCCGGCGCCGGATGATCGTATTACCGCGCGGGAAGCGGCGGATCTCGAGGCAAAGTGTTTGGAGGTGGGCGTTCCGGTCGCCAACCTGATGCGAGCCGCGAAGGTTGAACGCCTAGGCTACATCGCAAAAGCAGACTTCGAGCGGTGCCTGCACTGGGTGACAGAGGCGGGCGCTAAACGGCAGCTTGCGAGTTCCGATGTCTGATACCGCACCATCGATTCTCGAGGTTCGCTTAACCGACGATGGGCATTTCACCTATCGGCTGCGCGCGACGTCTCTCAATACTAAGGCATATGCCCAGATCCTCATGGCGCTCGCCGCGGACATCGCCGAGATGTTCCAAGTCGAGAGTCAGGGAAAGTTAAACCGCGATGTCGTCTATCAGCAGATCATTCTCTACATGCAGGAACAGATGAAGGACGACAACATCCTTCCAGAAACCACCCTTCAGGTGCTTCAATGAAATACGAGGAACCGATCATCATCCCGAGTCTGAGGTTGCGTCAATAAGCTGGCCCTGCGATGACGCATTGTTCTCGAACTGGATGATCCGCTCGCGAATCTGCTTGATCCTCGGCGCCGCCTCTTGAAACCGCTCGTTCAATATCCGAAGTGTAGACTCGATTTCGCCGGGACCGGCCCCCGCGTCACTCGTCTCCTGATACAGACGTTGCGCCGCCATAAGTTTGACTTGCGCCAGTGCCGAATTCGTCTTCGCATTCACTTCCATCTTGGCAAGATCATAGAGCGCATCGAGTGCTTCGGAGCGGTAAAGCGCGGCACGGCACTTAAGATCTTCCTCGACCTCACGAAGCGACATCGTCCGGTATTCCTCTCGGATCTTGCGCTCGAACTGGCGGATCTCCTTCAGGTATTTCCCCATCTGCCCTGACATCTCGATCTCGCGGTTGAGATCGCTGACGGACATGCGGAGAATCCGGGCTGCAACTACCGGGTTTTGATTTGCCTTACGGAGTGCTTTGCGAAGCGTTTGCTTCAGGAGCGCCGGGTACGTGGCCTTTTGCCGGTTTTCAGGGACCGTCCCGTCTTGGCCTGCGCGATCCGCGCCGCCTTTCCCTTGTTCCCCGTCTTGCGCTTGATCGCCTGATAGATCCGATCTACCTGCGTTCCTTTTGGCATCCGTGATCTCCTTCGAGTAGTTCAGCGCCGCTTCGAGTCGTCCCATCGTCACACCATTTTAAAACTGGTTGCGAAACCGAGCTTTTGCAGCCTCGGCAGTCCCTTTACCATCCGACCCACACCAATGTCCGTCCGGTAGAACGGGTTGTTCGGCATCCGGATCTTCTTGACCGCGGTGTACGCGCTGCGGCGAGCGCCGGTAATGGTATCCCCAGTGCCGGTGATCACCGCGATGTAGTCGCCGGCCGACACGAGCCCCGGCATCCGCACCACCTTCTCGCCCGCCATCGCCGGCACCTCGTCCTCCATCATCACCTCCGAGAGGTGGACGTGATCCATGTCGGTCGCATCATAGATCGGGATCCCGCTCACTTCCTTGTTGGTCAGGTGCGAGTACGGGAAGTCGGGAATCGCGAGCACCACCGAGACGCAATGCGCCTCGTCGCATTCAAGCGTATCTTGCCCTTGTAGCAGATCGACCATCCACTGCGCCGGATCCCCGTAGTGCGTAGCAACCTGATTGTGGAACGTGGGCCAGCCCGGGCGCATGGTGAACTCGAAGGGCCAGAACTCGCCCTTGGCGTCGATCATGCCACTGATGTCGCAGAATCCGACGTAGTTGAGCTTATGGAGTGCGTCGGTCATGGGCTTCAGCCCGATGTCGGCGAGCTTTGAGCGCTTCGTGTATTTCGATAGCGTCCCCATCTCGCCCGTGTTCGGTCCAAGATCGCCGTTCATGAGCTTCTTGTACTCGAAGTTCTCGTACCAGTATCTCGACCAGCCACTGGGGCCGAACCACCCGCCCACCGCCATCTCGACGCCTTCGATCTTCTCTTGCAGGATGAACCCGAACTTCTTTGCGTCGTGACGGTACTTCTCGTTTTTCTTCCACCGCTGGGTCAGCATGTGGATCAGCGACGCGGCATCATCGGCGACGAACGAGAGCGCCTTGTCAGCATCCCCCGACGGTTTGCTAACAAGATAGGTGGGGTGCTTCTCCACATAGGCGGCGGCGCGATCGTAATCGTCAAAGGTGACGCCCGGGATAGTCTGCAACCCGGCCTTCTTCATCGCTTCCTGCCCGAGCTTGCGATTCAGTTCTAGATCCGCCGCTTCAGGCGATGGCCCGATGACTGGGTAGCCGATCTTGCGATACGGCTCGATCAGATCGGTGTAGTGCGCGTTGTCGGCGAACATGATCAGATCCGCCCAACCGATCCAGCGCTTGCGGAGAGAATCATAGTCGTGGGTCTTGGGGACAATGCCATCGCCTGCCATGCGCTTCGAGCCATCCTTGCGCTTCTGGTCGAACCATAGCACCTCATGCCCCGCGTTCTGGCACCGCATCAGCCAGTCCAGCAGATTGCTCCCAGTATCGAGAGCGAGGATCTTCACCGCTGCTCGTCGGCGCCCGCAGCGATCCCTGCCATGCCAAGCGGAGCGCCGGGTGCGTTTGCGCGATAGGACGGGGTGCGGTTTTGCAACATCCCGCGTTCACCCATCGCTGGGATCCCGAGCCGGCCAGCGAGTTCAGTCCCCGCCGCCATCATGGCGCCCGGATGGCCGGATCCGATCGCGCCCGCAGCGATCAATCCATCGAGCACTGTGAGCCTCGGCTTCGCTTCGCCAGTGGGTTTCTGCGCCGCTTTGGTAAACGTCTTGGCGAAGTCCGCTGCGGTCTTGAACTCTCCCGTCAATACGCCTTTGTACTTCGGGCGCTCCGACAACGATGCAAGTTTATGCAAGTCCACTTGGCCGGTCGCGTCGTTGACAATGTCCTCGAGCAAATAGATCTTGGCGAAGCGAGTTCTCGCAGTACGGAAGTCTTGCAGCGCCGAAGCGTTACCCTTCATCGCGAGGTTGTCTTCGAACATCTTCTCGAGCGCGTCGGACACTGCCATCCGGGCATCGCCCTCGTCGGTACGCCCCAAACGGTAATCGTCCTTGGCCTGCTGGCGAAGCTTTTGGATGCTGCGCACCGCCACGTCGGTAGACATCCGGGCGGGAAGGTTTCTCGCTGGTGCACTCGGGGGCGCCGACAGTTGCCCGTAGTGATGCGGCATGTCGGAAGATGCCTGCTCGATGGTGCGCGCGATGGGCAGGTTAGGTTGCTCGATCACTGCCTTGTCGATCGTGCGCTCGATGGGCATCCGCTCCTTCACCGGCGGCGGGCCTTGCGGTTCGGTCTTCCGCGCCCACTCGCGCAAGATGCGCTGCGCGGGGATCATGCCCTTGTTGGTTTCTGGCGAACTCTCGATCTGCTGTGAAACCTCGCGCAACGTCTGTTTGATCGCTCCTGCAAATCTCGGCGTGACCTGAATCTCCGGCCCCACCGCCTTTTTCATAGCGTCGTAGGACTTGCCGGTGTCCTTCTTCAGTCGATCGAATTCCTCCGCATTCAGTGCGCGACCCTCGGGTACACCCACTTCGCGCCCCAGATTGCGAGTCGCCGTCTCGGTGTTCTTGCCCGAGAGGATCTTCTCGATCCTTGCTTTATTTGCGAGTCCTGCCGCCCCGGCCTTTACCCCGAACTCGGGCGGCGTCTTGTAGCCCGCGCTCTGCGCAGCGGCGCGCACATCGTCCTTCATCGACTGCTCGCCCTTGGTCACATCGAGCGCCGCCTGCTTGCCGGGTAACTTCTCGAGCGCGCCACCAGCCACCTTAGCCGAGAGCATCGGCAAGATCTGCCGGATGAATTCGCCGCCACCGCGAGCAAGCGACTCCTGCGCGTAACCTTTGCCCGTGCCGATGTCCTTCGACTCCGGCATCGTCTTCTCTTGGAACTTCTCGGCGCCCTTCTCGAAAGGATAAGCCACAGCCTCAAGCGGCTTCATGAGCGCCTTACCCGTTTTCGTCTCCGGCGGCTTGATCATCGATCGGATCTTGTCGCCCCAGCCCTGATTCAGGATGTCTGCGTCGGGCCGTCCGGTGAACAGGTTCTTGACCGCTTGCGTCCCGGCCATGCCGATGTCAGCGGCACTACCCAGTGGAGCACCCAGCATCGCACTCGCACTGCTCGCGCCCGCTTCCGCCGGCCCTTTGAGGAACCACGGCTGCGCTGCCTTGACTGCCCGCTCCGCCTGCCCCCCCGCCGTTTCAGGTTGCGGCGGTTTCGTTTCAGGCGCGGGAGTCCGACTCGCCTTGATCTGGGAGGCGATGTGTTGCGCGAGTTCCTTGTCCCCCGCCTTATCGGCAGCGGCAAGATCGCTCATCATTTCCTGTTCACTTGGCATCGAGGCCGTACTTCTTTCTCAAGGCATCAGTGTCATCGGACGGTTGCTCACCGAGCTTCTTATGCTTCATCCGCCCCTCTATCCTGTCGCGCTGATCCCGGACACCCTTCACCTGACCCTGCGTGTCAGACTCGAGCGAGGCAATCACCGCGGCGCGGGCCTTGTCGTTGTAGCCGGAAGCGATCAGACGCTCTGCATCCTTGCGCGCCCCTTCGGTGAGGCTCGCAACCGACTGCGGGCCTTGCATGATCCGGGCGTAGTCCATCGCCACCGTCATCGCCGCCGTCAGGTACGCGGCTGTCGTCGGATCATTGAACTCCTGCTTGATCCTCAGCATGATATCGTTCACAGACTTGACGTCGGTGAAATCCATCTTGCCGAATTCCGACCCGAGTGCCTTGAAGCCT